GTCAAGAAGTTATTAAATGGTAACAGTGAATTACAACCTCTTGTGCCACTGGTAACTAGAACCACAGTGAAGAAACCAAGTTTCACAGAATTTGGTGATGCAACAACCATTGAGGTACAAGAAGATGTTACAACCAGTGTAGAACAACAACGTGCAGGTAAACTTGGACTTCAAGACAGAACTGTTACATCAGGATTGTGTGATGCACTGAATCAACATCAACGTGAACTGGCTAAAAAGAATGGCATGATACCAGATGAATACATAATCGAAATTGAAGATGTACCTGGATTAATTGATGCAAAAATGGATAAGCAAGGTAGAACAAATAAAACAAGAACAACGTTTCAGAAATCAAGCAACCCTAATGAACAAAAGAATATGGAAAAACAAGCACTGGACAAGCAAACCAAAGAGTATAGTATCAGTGCTGGTACTCAGATTATTCAATTGATCGATCAAGTTTTAAAAAATTCTACCTATGTTACTGCACAACAAACTATTGCATTCGACGAAATAACCAACAAAGAAATTCGTAATCCACCTGTTAAAACTGTGCAGTGGTATAGAATAACTCAATTTGCTGCTCCAAAAGAATATTGCAAGGTACGCAACGATTATGCATATCAGATTACCTATAGAATCTCAAGGTATCAAATCAATACACCACGATCACCTTATTTTCCGCCTGCAATGTATCGAGGAGCTCACAAGATATACAATTACTGGTTTACTGGTTTAAACACAGAAGTTATAGATTTTGACATAGAAGTTAAATCGAACTATGTAACTATCATGGGCAAAGATGGGTTAATTGCAGATGAAGATGTGGCGGTTGGAAATGATGCAAGATTTGCTGAAAAAAGATTTTTTCAAAGTGCCCCTGATTCTAGTACGCAAGGTGCAAAAGGCGATGCTGGTAGACCGGCTGCACAATTAGCCGCACGACTTTATTCGCCAGCAGATGTATCCAAAGCTGATGTTACAATAGTAGGTGATCCAGATTTTATCATGCAAAGTGAATTATTTTACAGTGCTGGTAATCTTGAAGCATTTGAACCTGATGGAAGTGTGAATGGCAACGCTGGCGAAGTACTATTTGAAATACGTTTTAACCGTCCGGTTGATTACAATATGGCCACTGGCGAAACACCTGTGAATGCTGAAAACTCTGACAGTAAAATCACAGGAGAAAAAAACCTAGCTGCTGAAAGTTTGGTTTATGCCGCAACTAATGTTACAAACAAATTAGTTGATGGCAAGTTTACACAATCTATTCAAGGTGTGGCAAGAATGTTTGACAACGCAGTAAACAGTCCTAAACAAAAACAGATCGAGAAAAATGTTGTAGAAGAACCAGGTTTAGATGCTTTTGGTGGTGCTGGCGGAGCTATAAGTCCTACAACACCAAGAGCAAGCAAAGTTGAAACACCTACAGTAAGACCAACTCCAACTGGTGCTAGTCGAAGCAATAATGGCAGTACTTCATTCACTCCAGATCCTCGTGCTGGAAACTTTAAAACTGCAACTGTTGATGGAAGTAAAACAAATACTCAACCATACTCTAGTGCTACAGTAAATAATGCTACTACTAACAAAGTTGCAAAATTACCTGATTCAACTGTAAACTATTCAGATGATGCAGACGTAACACCAGGTGAATCAGATTGGCAACCAAGACCAAACACAGTTGTTCAACCACCAGTACAACCAAAACCTGGAAGCAATACTGTAAGCGACGATGCTGGAACTAAGACAAGTCCAATGCAAGAAAGTTTATTCGCTAGAAAACGTAGACTTGCAAGACTAAAGGCAGAAAATGCCAGAGCTCGTGGAGCCAAAGTTGTTGGTAGCGGCGGAGCTGGTACAAGCAAGAGTTCACTTTTTAAATAGGCAGTAAAAAATGGCAGAAAACTATCAAAGAAGTAGGGGAGCTCCAGGAGCATACAAAACAAGTGCAGGAGGTACTCCAGCTGAATCAGGACCGTTTCTTGGTGAAGTTGTTAATAATATTGATCCTATTAGAGCTGGCAGACTACAGGTTTATATAGAGTATATTTCTGGTGACGATAAAAACAACAAAGACCTGTGGCGTACAGTAAATTATATTTCTCCCTACTATGGATATACTCAACAAAGTGCCCAGCAACCAACTGGCCCAGGAAGTTTTACCGGTAACAATCATGCCTATGGATTCTTTGGAACTCCGCCAGACCTTGGAACAAAAGTAATTTGTTTCTTTGTAAACGGCGATCCAAACGAAGGTTACTATCTTGGTATGCCAATATCGCCAGGACTTAATCATATGGTTCCGGCAATTGGATCAAGCAAGAAATATGTTGATGACAGCAATTCTCCATTATTCGCTAACAAATCAAAACTACCAGTTGTAGAGATCAACAATTCCAATGAAGCAATATCAGAAAATCCAAGATTCTTTGACCAAACCAAACCAGTTCACAGTGTACTTGCAGGACAAATGCTTTCCCAAGGTGTAATAGCAGATCCTTTGATTGGACCTATTGGTTCAAACAGTCAAAGGGAATCGCCAAGCACAGTATTTGGAATAAGCACTGCTGGTAGACCTGTTTATCAGGGAGGATTAACTGATGCACAAATAGCTGCTAAAGTAGCAAACAGTACTCTTCAACCAAACGAAACTACGATAATAGCACGTAAAGGTGGACACAGTCTTGTAATGGATGACGGTGACCTAACAGGTGAAGATAACCTTACACGAATTCGTACCAGTGCTGGTCATCAAATAATGATGAATGATACTGCTGGTAAACAAACAATTCATATTATGCATGCCAATGGACAAACCTGGATAGAACTAGGTCACGAAGGTACTATTGATGTATATGCATCAAACAGTTTAAACATAAGAAGTGCTGGCGAACTCAACATGCATGCTGACAGAAATATAAACATTGCCAGCGAAGAAGGTAGCGTTAATATTTTTGCAAAACGTGCTATGAGTTTGGAAACTGGAAGTCTAAGTTTGACCGGAAACAATAGCATACTGGCATATAGCAAAAGTTCAGTTGGAATTAAAAGTGACGGATCGTTAAATCTAAACAGTAGAACTGGAGGATGGGGTGCAGGCACTGGACTTACTCTTGAAGCTGGTTGTATCAAGTTAAACAGTGGATCAGCATCTCCTGTTTCAAAAACAGTAGAAATTCCAAAGTTGCGTTTGAGTGATACTAAGTTTGATCCTCAACAAGGATGGATTCAGGATCCAGCGTCAATAGAAACAATTGTTACAAGAGCACCAACACATGAACCTTTTGCGGCACGTGGTACAGGTGTAAACACCAGTACTAGCCTTGAATCAACTGCTGAACAAGTTCCGTTGGAACCAAAAACACAAGAAGCAGTTACCAAAGCTGAAGCAACTGAAATTGATGCAGTTAACGAAGGTGACTACGAAAAACAATCTCAAGCAAAAACAAATGTTGGTAAAATACCACCAGAAAAAGTAACAAGTATGGTAGCACAGTCAAGCAAACTTGTTCCACAAGACTTCAATGAAATATCTAATGCAAACGGAGTGGGTAAATTTGGATTCAGTGCCGCCGAACTAGAAAAAGGTGGACTTCTAAAGCCAGGCACAAGTGAATTCTTTTTGAAAGATGCTACTGCTGATCTAAATACTGTGCTAGGAAGTTCAAGTGTATGGACTGGTTCACAAGGTGTCAATGGACTGAGTGATTTTCTAAACAACGAAACACTTCAAGACGTTACAAAAACAGATTTATTTAACAAAGGACTGGGCGAATTACAAAATGCTGGCATTGTAACCGGACTAGAAGATGAAGCCGCTCTTGGTGGTTTGATAAGTGGTGCAAGCAAGTTTGGTGCTGACGCAGTAAAGAAATGGCAAGAAGGTGCCGCAGTGCTTGGAGAAACATTTGCTGGAGCAAATAGTGCAAAAATAACAAACACACAAATGAATGAAGTTGTAAGAGGTGGACAGTTTTCAGTTCAATTAGCACAACAGAAACTCAGCAACGAAATCCAAGGTTTTTCTACTGGAAGTTTGGGTGCAGTGAATACAACTCAAAGAACAAGTATTGATACTGCCTTAGAAAACATAGTTGTAAACAAAAAGGTCAACGGAATAAGCACGTAAAAAAGAGAAAATAAATACATTATGCCAACATTTATCGGATACAGTACCATTGGAAGGTACAAGAACTACACAGTCACAGATTTTGAATTGATCAAGCGTGATCTCTTAAATGCACTCACGATCAGACAAGGCGAAATGCCTGGCAGACCTAACGTTGGTACAACCATGTGGAGTTTGTTGTTTGAACCTCAAGGTGCTCCAACAACTAAAGCAATCAATACTGAAATACAACGCATTGTTGCACAAGATCCTCGAATAAATGTTTCTGATATCAACGTTTATCCACAAGAAAATGGAATCTTAATTGAACTTGAAGTTGATACTGTAAGCGGACAACAAGGTGAACTACTTAATATATTTTTTAACAGTGAGACCATGAGAGCCGCCTACGCAGACGTGTAGATAAACTACGTAGTTAATTATGTTCATAAATACCATGTAAGGAAACACACATGGCTAAAACTACAAGACAAACAAGTATATTTGGTGTGGAAGATTGGAAAAGAATCTACCAGACATACCGTGAAGCAGACTTTCAAAGCTATGATTTTGAAACACTTCGTAAGACTTTTATTGATTATATTAGACTATACTATCCTGAAAGTTTCAACGATTATATAGAATCTAGCGAATTTATAGCTATTCTTGATGTTATGGCTTTCATGGGTCAAGCAGGAAGTTTTAGAAATGATCTTAACACACGAGAAAATTTTATTGATACTGCTGAAAGAAGAGACAGTGTAACTCGACTTGCAGAACTAGTTAGTTATACTCCTAAACGTAACACTGCTGCACAAGGTTTTTTAAAAGTGCAAAGTATCAGCACCACAGAAGGTGTAATTGACTTCACAGGTGTAAATCTTTCCAACATCACTATTAACTGGAACGATAGTACCAACCCAAATTGGTTGGAACAATTTACAGTTGTTGTAAATGCAGCTCTTAGTGGGAGTCAGCGTTTTGGAAAACCAGGAAACAGTCAAACACTTTTAGGCGTCGATACAGATGAATACACACTCAATCTAATAGCAGGATTTTTACCAGTTGTGCCATTTAGCCAAGTTGTAAATGGGACCAACATGACGTTTGAAGCAGTTAATGCAACTTCATTAAATGAAACATATCTATATGAGCCTGCACCAGCACCAAGTGGTCCGTTGAACCTATTGTATAGAAATGACAAACAAGGCTATGCTAGTGCAAACACTGGTTACTTTTTTTATTTTAAACAAGGATCTCTACAAGATCAACAATTTAATCTTGGAGAAAGAATCAGCAACAGAGTTGTTAACGTAAACATAGAAGGTATCAACAACGAAGACGTATGGTTGTATCAACTTAACGCACAAAACTCAATAATTGCAGAATGGGAAAAAGTTGAAAACATCTACACTGGTGCAGTTGAAGAACTTACACCTGAACAACGTAGATATTTTTCAATTACATCAAGAACAAACGACCAAATTAACTTGAACTTCGGCGATGGTGTGTTCAGCAGTATACCAGTTGGAACATTTAGAACTTACGTTAGAAGTTCGAATGGTTTAAACTACATTATCAATCCAGATGAAATGCAAAATGTAACTTTTAATATCGGTTACGTAAGCAAAACAGGAAGAAATGAAACATTGACCTTTACTTGTGCATTAACAGTACCAGTCAGCAATGCGGCAAGTAGAGAAAATATAAACGATATCAAACAAAGAGCTCCAGCAAGATACTATACTCAAGATAGAATGGTTAACGGAGAAGACTACAACAATTTTCCATATACTCTTTATTCAACTATAATCAAGTCCAAAGCTGTCAACAGAAGCTCAATTGGTACTAGTAGGTACTTGGATTTAGTAGATATCACTGGAAAATACTCAAGCACAAATGTTTTTGCATCTGATGGCATGATATATGAAAATACACAAGTGCCTAGCTTTACATTTACTTTTGCTGATGCAAATGACATTACCAATGTAATTGTCAATCAAGTTGAACCTCTGTTAGCCAGTAGAGGTATGCAAGAATTTTACTATGAAAATTTCAATCGACCAAGTCTTACAACTTTAAACCTTGAATGGAATCAAAGCACCACTAGTAATAATGAAACAACTGGATATTTCAAATTTGTCTCAAGCGGAGCACCGGCTCCTGTAGGACCTCAAGCAAGCGACAATAAAAAATATATTGCAACAGGTGGATTGGTAAAATTTGTTCCACCAGCTGGACAATATTTTACTGCTACTAATAGACTAGCAGTTGGATCTCCGACACTTCCTGGAGATAAGATGGTACTTTGGGCAACTGTAACTGCATTAGAACTTGATGGTACTAACTTTGGTGTTGGCAATAATGCTGACGGTACTGGTCCTGTAACTCTAAACTCTTTTATTCCTACAGATGCAGTGCCCACAGAGGTAATTGTAAATTTTATTACTGATTTGCCTACCTCTATTGAAACCACAATGAGAGAAAACATTGAACTTTATAGAGATTTTGGTTTGGGTTATGATAATCTTACGCAAACATGGTATATCATCACATCAACAAACCTAGATAGCAGTACTACTTTTAGTTTAGCATATGCTCAAAATACTTCAGGAACTAATTTAGATAATTCTTGGTTGGTTGCATTTGAAACTGATGGCGTAACCTACACAGTAAGCTCGAGAAGCTTAGATCGTTTTTGGGCTAGTGTACTAGAAACACGTTTTTTCTATGATGGAACACAAAAAGTTTATGATCCAAAAACAGGCAAGGTTGTAAATGATTTCATAAATGTACTAAAAACAAACAATTTACCAGACTCTAGTTCAACACTAAACAGTGATGAAATATTGGATATAATTGGACAACCAGTTGAAGCAGACGGATTCATCGATGACTTTAGAGTAAGAGTCAGCTATAAAGACTCAGACAATGATGGCATTCCAGACAATCCAGATTATTTTGAAACATTGGTGGCACCAGATACCAACCCTAATAGCAAAAGAGTATACCTTCAGCAAACTATAGATTTTGATAATCTTGAAAGATATACTCCGCTTGCAAGTGGAGTAGTCAACGGCACTTATGCAACAAAAGATGCAATTGAACTAGATAAAAGCGAATACGTAGATGGACAGGTTTTCTATGCGTACACAGATGAAAAATTCTATAAACTAACTGTCGCCTATGATGGTACTAGAACCATCAGTGAAGTCACTGGCTATCAAACTTATGTTGGAAGACAAGATCTTTATTTTCAGTATAGACACAATGCACCACTGAGTCGACGTATTGACCCAGGTACAACCAATATCATTGATATTTTCCTTTTAACACAGTCATATTACAATGCATATCAAAATTATCTAAGAGATACCACTGGTTCGGTTAAGGAGCCAGCAAAACCAACAATTGATGAACTTACTACTTCGTACAATACACTTGATCAATATAAAATGATTTCAGATAATATTATCTTAAACAGTGTAACATTCAAACCATTGTTTGGAATCAAAGCACAAGAAGAACTTAGAGCCACTATTAAATGTGTGAAAAATGCTACAAGCACAGTAAGCGTAAGTGAAATAAAAAGTCAAGTTGTTAATGCAATCAATCAATATTTTACAATTGAAAATTGGGATTTTGGAGACACATTTTTCTTTTCAGAGCTGAGTTCTTATCTTCATGATCAACTTGGTTCAATCATAAGCACGGTTGTGCTTGTGCCTACAAATCCTTTGAAATCTTTTGGTGATTTATACGAAATAAGATCTCAAGCAAACGAAATTTTTGTGAATGCCGCGACAGTAAATGATGTTGAAGTCATTGATGCACTGACCAGCAGTCAACTTAGAACTGCACCAAATAGTGGAGTAGTTTAAGATATGGCTAAGCGTATTCGCTCAGAAGATTTCTTACCTGAAATCTTTCAAACACCAGCAAACAAGCAACTTCTAAGAAGTACTCTTGATCAACTTACACAAAATCCTAAACTTAAACCAACAGAAGGTTACATAGGACGTAAGATTGGCCCAGGTGTTACTGCTAGTGACAACTACATTCTTGAACCATCTCAAACTAGAACAGATTATCAACTGGAACCAGGTGTAGTTCAACTTAAACCTGATACAAGTACAGTTGACAACGCAATTACCTATCCTGGCGTCATTGATAGTTTAAAAATGCAAGGAGCAAACACTACAAGACACGATAGGTTGTTCAATAGCGAGCATTACAGCTACGATCCAATGATTGATTACGATAAATTTGTTAACTTTGGACAGTACTACTGGATACCAGCAGGTCCAAATAGTGTAGATGTTTTTGCAAACACAATTCCAACCGCGGACAATTTTGACGTAACCCACAGTGAAGGCGGATATAAATTTAGTGGTTATAGTGGCACACTGCCTACTATCACACTTGTAAGAGAAGGAAATTATACATTTGATGTAAATGCAAGTGGACGTAATTTTTGGATACAAAGTGTTCCTGGAACCAGTGGTGTATTACCACAACAAGCCAACCAAAGTTCTCGTGAAGTACTTGGAGTAAGCAACAATGGTGACGATGTTGGCACAGTTTCTTTTAATGTTCCTGCAAAAACTGCACAGAATTTTTTCTTTAATCTTGCTGATATAGGTTCAACTGACCTAGTAGAAGATACACTACAATTCAATCAAATTAACAATAGATACGTTGATGTATTTTTAGAAGAACATGGCGGTATTGATGGGATCACTGATCTACAAAATCGCACACTTATTTTCAACACAACCACAGACCAAGGCTGGGAAGACGAAGAACCATTTAGCAGTGAAGGATTTGATACAACAGCATTTAGTGATTCAGGTGCTATTGCCACCGACCCTGAGCGTTACGTTCAATGGCGTATCAATTACAACTACGACGATCCTCTTCGTCCGTTTATGGAACTTACAAAAGTTCAAAGCATAGCAAATCTAAGTAAAACAAAGATAGAATATGGCACAGAGTACTCTGGTAGCACCATGTACAAAACTGCTGAAGGTGTGTTTGCACGACAGCCGCTGATAACTGCTAATCTTGATATCTTGTACTATCAAGATGGAAGCGATGAAACCAATTTTGGTGTTATAAGAGTAGTTGATCAAATAAATTCTTCAGATTTGAATATTGCAGACATACTAGGAAAAGCCAACTACACATCACCAAATGGTGTGGTTTTCACCAATGGATTGAAAGTCCAGTTTATTGGAAATGTAGTTCCTGCTAGTTACGCTAACATAGAGTATTACATAGAAGGTGTTGGTACTGCAATTGAATTTGTAAAAGTCACAGACCTTATCACTCCTGAGACCTATACAAAATCTGATACTGTACCTTATGATAGTACATCATTTGATGAAGGTGGGTTTGATGCCACTGCCGATGCTCCGCTTGTACAAGATTATCTAACAATTAATCGTGCAAGTATTGATCTAAATTCATGGAGTAGAGGCAATAGATGGTTTCATATTGATGTACTAACTGCAACTGCAACCTACAATAATACAGTATTAACCTTAGACAATGATGCAAGAGCTAAACGTCCAATTATTGAATTTATTAAAAATCTAAGATTGTATAATTTTGGAACTCTTGCTACACAACCAGTTGATATTATTGATTTTGAAGAAACTGATGCTTTTAGTAATATAAACGGAACCTCCGGATATTCAGTAGATGGCTATACGCTTATTGAAGGTTCAAGAATTATATTCAATGCAGATATTGATCCCGAAGTTAGAAATAAAATTTACACAGTGCAATTTGTTAACCTAGGAGCAGGTGATGTAATTGACTTACAACCCGCAAGTTTAACTGAACCTGACGTTGCAACTAATACCACAGTTGTTGTAAGATCTGGAATTACCGAGCAAGGAAAAGCATACTGGTTCAATGGCACAACTTGGACAGAAGCTCAACAAAAAACAGATACAAATCAAGCACCATTGTTTAACGTATATGATGCAAGTGGCTACAGTTTAAGTGATAGTTCAGTTTACCCTTCAACTACTTTTGCAGGAACTAAAATTTTCAGCTATGCACTTGGCACAGGAACCACAGATCCTATTATTGAACAACCTTTAAAATATCTAACCATCAACAACGTTGGTGATATTGTGTTTGATAATAATTTTTATTCAGATACATTTACCTACGGTTCAAGTAACAATGGCACCACCGCAAATATTTCTCTTGGTACAGTAAGACAGTACAACACAATTGATAGTTTTACTAAACTACTTGGATGGCAAACCAGTTTTACAAATTATGTTCAGCGTCAAAGTTTTAGTTTTGAGTTTGATGGCAACCCGTTGGTACTCGACATAGAAGTGTCAAGTGATACAAGTCTTGTGCCAGTAAAAGTTTTTGTTGAAGGACAATTTGTACTACCTAGCACCTATACCTATGCAACTAACAGTGCAGGTATAACCGAAATCACATTTAATGCAAACATAGTTGGACAACCAGCAACTGTTCCGCCAACAGGATCAGTAATAGAAGTACAGGTAATAAGCGATAGTGCAAGTAGTGTTGCTTTTTATACCATTCCAGACAATTTAGAATCAAATGCACTCAATGAAAATAGTTCTACTTTTACTTTAGGTACAATTAGAACACACTATGAAAGTATCTGTCAAAATCTTGAACATTTCTCAGGCAAGATACACGGAGCAAATAACATACGTGACCTTGGTAATGTTGTTCCATATGGAGATTTAATACTTCAACAAAGTGCACCATTGACACTTACAACTCCTTTTATAAATGAAAGAAGCACTGATTTCTTTAGAGCATTGGAATTCAATGCTTCTGAGTATAATAAAACCAAGAACAAAATACTTGATTACGTTGCAAACAACGATTGGGAGAACAAAACTGCGGCTGAGATTCTTGATCAAACTCTACTGGCAATAAACGCAGGAAAAACTTCATCTTCATCATTCTACTGGACTGATGCTATCCCAAGCGGTACGACGTATGAACAAACAACATACACTGTGACTCCAATCACAACAAACGTGTTTGATACACTATACAGTTATAACTTTATATCAGCAAATTACCAAGGTTTGCTGGTGTATTATATTCCAGTTTCAACAGGTGTAGAAACACAACTAATTGGTGATGGGCATGAATACACAGTTGCTACTGATGGTCCAAGAATTACAATTAACAGTGCTGCTATCACACTAGCAATTGGCGATAAAATCATTTTAAGAGAATACAAAACGACATATGGGAGTTACGTGCCGGCTACTCCTAGCATGTTAGGCTTATATCAAGTGTATATGCCACAAACGTTCCTTGACAACACCTATGTAGAACCAACAAATGTAATACAAGGTCACGATGGTAGTATCACAGTATCATTTCCAGATGGTGATTACAGAAATAGTGTGTTATTAGAATTTGAAAAAAGATGTTACAATAATATTAAACTAACTGCTGATGAAAAATACAATCCTACACTTCAAGCTGTTGATGTTATTCCAGGACAGTTTAGAACAACAGACTACACACTCACTGAGATAAACGATATTCTAAATGTTAGTTTTCTTGCATGGGTTGGTTCACAAAGAGTTCCATATAAAGTTCAGACCTACGATGCTGATAACGGTTTTACTTGGAACTACAGTCAGAGTGCAAATAGACTAGATGGAAAACCTTTACTTGGCTTTTGGCGTGGCATATATTTTGATCTCTATGATACAGATAGTCCTGATACTCGTCCATGGGAAATGGTCGGTTTAAGTGAAAAACCAGATTGGTGGAACACACGTTATGGTCCTGCTCCTTATACCAGTGGGAATACTGTTCTTTGGCAAGATATGGCTGATGGTAAAATTGCCTATCCAACCGGTGATGTAATAAGATCGCAATTTGTGCGTCCGCAATTGTTGGAATGTATACCGACAGATTCACAGGGTAATCTAGTTGATCCAATGGTCTCTATTGTTGGAAGTTATGATCTAAACAGCTTTAGAAAAAGTTGGGTTGCTGGAGATTATGGTCCTACACAAACTGCTTGGAGAAGAAGTAGCTACTATCCTTTTGCCATACAGAGACTGCTTGCTCTCACCATGCCTGCAAAGTACTTTGGCTTGTTTGCTGATGTAGATTTATACAAATACAATACAGATTTCAATCAATATCTTTACAATAATAGATATCGTATAGACGCTTCGACTGTTGAGGTCTATGGTAATGGAACTGCAAAGCACAGTTTTATAAATTTTGTAGTTGATTACAATAGATTAACAGGAGTTGACAGTACTGCTTTAGTCAAAACAAAATTAGAAAATCTTGACATTCGTCTATGTTATAGAATGGCTGCTTTCAGTGATAAAAGCTATTTGAAAATATTTTCAGAGAAATCATCTCCAAACAGTCTAAACAGTAGTTTGTTGTTGCCTGATGAAAGTTATCAACTATTTTTATACAAGAACCCAGGTTTTAGTGAAATACAATATTCAAGTGTTATTGTTCAAAGAACAAACAACGGTTGGCAAGTTGCTGGTTATTCTACTACTAAACCATACTTTAATATTTTGAAGAGTACGGCTGCAGGTACATTTAGCACCTTCACTGTAAACGGAGACACTTTTAGAGTACCTGAAACATTTACCGATCAAGTGGTACAAGTTCCTTATGGCTATGAATTTACCAGCACAAGTGCAGTGGTAGATTTCTTAGCAAGTTATGGCAAATTGTTGAACCAACAAGGAATGACCTTCGAGTCGACTGAAAATGAAATTATTGTAGACTGGACACAGATGGCCCAAGAGTTTATATACTGGGTTGGACAATCTTGGACTGTAGGAAGTGTGATAAACTTGAATCCAGCTGCAAATGTTTTAAAACTTACCAAAGAAAATAGTGTTGTAGAAAGTCTAGCAAGTGAAAATATCAATGATGTAATCTTAAATCAAAATTTTAGATCTTTGTTATCAGAAGACTATGCAGTAGAAAGATTAGGAAATGAACTTAAACTTGTAGGATTGAACAATAATACTTTTAGTTTCCTTCAAGCTAGGTTTACATCTTATGAGCACATTATCGTTTTCGATAACACAAGTATTTTTAATGATTTAATCTATCAACCAGTAACTGGTGCAAGACAAAACAGATTGTTATTAAATGGGTACACTGTCTATGAATGGAATGGAACACTGGACGCACAAGGTTTTATACTGAACCAGGATAACATTAAACCATGGGAGCCAAATGTAGGCTACACCAAAGGTCAAATTGTAGAATATAAAAATGCATATTGGAGTGCTACTACAATATTACCACCAAGCCAAACTTTTGTTTTTGCAGACTGGATAAAGAGTGATTACGCTAGAATACAAACTGGTTTACTTCCTAACCTTGCAACCAAAGCAGATGAATTTCAAGACAATTACAACATTCACACTGCTAATCTTGAAAGCGATTCAACGCTACTAGGACTAGGACTAATTGGATTTCGTCCAAGACAGTACATGCAAAATCTCAATCTTGATGATATTTCACAAGCTGGATTGTATTCCAGTTTCTTAGGAACAAAAGGCACTATTAGATCAGCAGAAATATTTAAAAATGCGTTTCTTGGAAAAGAAGAAGCAGAATATCAAATTTACGAAAACTGGGCAATTCAAAGAGCTATATATGGAGCAAATGCTAACCGAAGTTATTTTGAATTACAACTAGAAGAAAGTAAACTTCTTAGTAATCCAAGCACAGTCGCAGTGATTGCCCCTAATACTACTTCAACTGCCGAACAAACAGTTTTAATTGATGATATCTACAAATCAAGTTATAAAATAAGCACCACTGATATATTACCAACAATAAATGGTATTCCAGATACCGTTGGATTGCCAAGTGCTGGTTATGTAAATTATGATGATGTTGATATTAAAGTTTTTGATTTTGATGATTTAACAACAGTTATAAACAATCTTGATAATATTGTGGTAGGAACAAATATTTGGGTAGCAAAAGCAAACAGTTACGATTGGAATATTTACAGAGTTAATCTTGTAAATTCTACACTTACTACAGTGGTTGACAACCTAAACGGAACTTGCACATTTACTTTTGATGTTAATCATGGTTTAAGTGTTGGACAAAGATTGATAATAAAATTTTTCAACAGTGCAGTTGACGGTGCTTACATTATACAAACTGTACCCGGACTTAAAACACTCACAGTAAATCTCAGTCTGCCTGAAGATGTAACAACAATTACAAATGGAGATGGAAGAGCCTTTACACTAGAAAGTGTAAGAGTTACTCAGCCAAGCGATATTGCTGGACTAAGTTTTAGTACAAGTTTAGTTGCTACAAATCAAGTATGGGTGGACAATAACGGTAATGACAATTGGACAGTGCTACAAAAACAAAATCCATTTTCAACCACAGGCGAAATACAAGCTGAAACACCAGTTATAAATGATCTATTTGGAACCTCTTTGGCACAAGGACTAAACAATGATGGATTGATTGTTGGAGCAACAGGATACGCAAGTGGCACTGGTGGTGTTTATGCGTTTAACAAGTTAGAGGATGGGTCAACAATCAATGGTTCAACTTATGCTCAGCAAACAATTCTTTCTCCTGATGCATCACAACCGTTCACAGGTTTTGGATTTAGCACTGATGTAGGTGATACTGAATGGGCCTTAGTTGGTGCACCTGATTCAGATTCTGATAAAGGTTATGCAAGTGCTATTCTTAGAAATTCCTCAGACGGAACTTATAGTTTTTATCAGCACTTTAACACAGGAACAAATGACGCTGATAAATTTGGTTATAGCGTAGCAGTTAGTGATGATGAACGCTGGATGTATATTAGTGCTCCGGCTGATAACAAAATTTATGCATACAACAAAGTAAATGTGCAAACACAGAGTTTAACATTCACTGGCGACGGAACAACATTTAGTTTTGTGATAGAACCAACAATTCAAGTTGATGCCAGTGACGGAACTGCCCAAACACAAATTAAGGTTACTCGTAATACACTTGAACAGACTGCTGGTGTTGATTATACAGTAAGTACTTCAGATGGAATACAATCAGTAGATTTCACTGTTGCACCAAATCTTGATGATGCAATTGTTATTACTAGACGTGAAAGTCAAACTTATAATCCAAGTGTGTTGACTACAAACTTTAGTTTTACAACTTTGTTTACAGCTAGTGACATTTATTCAATGACTGTTATACAGGACTCAGTTTTATTACGTCCATTTTTTGACTACACAGTTGTTGGAACTGACATTGTATTAACTTCAGGAATAAGCTCAGGAACTTTAACAATAAATGCAAAAACACATTGGGATTTTGTAGACTCATTTAGTTCAACTAGCATAGATTCAACAATTGATCAATTTGGTTACAGTATTTCAACAACAACCGATGGTAGACAAATACTAATAGGCACACCAGATGCCACAGTCGCAACAAATCAGTTTGCTGGTGAGTCCTTTATTATTGATAGAAGTATTGAAAGGTTTCAGGTAACAAATGCCGCAACTGTTGCTTATACAACATCAGTAGCACCAACTGGTCCAGTTACAGTCAAACTTAACGGAACATTTTTAATTCCAACTGGAAACGCAAACAATGCACAATTTAGTGTTGCTGGCAGTGTGGTAACAATCGGAACAACACTTAATCCAGTAACACTTGCAGTTGGTGATATAATCGAAGTTGAAACCAATAGTTTTACCACACTACAAAATTTTAACAGTGCATTGAACGGAGAAAATTATTATTTTGGTCGAGCAGTTGACATGTGTTCGACAAATTGTAGTGCATACATTAGTATGCCACACGATAGTGCAATTGCAGTTGAACAAGGTAGTGTAGAGCGTTGGATTAATCAAAGTAGACTGTTTGGAACTATTACTGGTACTGTTTCTAATCCTGTGCTTAGTGCCGCAGACAGTATACGTATCAACAACTATTATGTAACACTTACTGGCACAACAGTTGAAAGTTTGGTTACTGATATTACAAATGCAAATATTCCAAATATAGCTGCTGCCACTGTAAATGGTGCATTACAAATTACATTGGTTGATGTTCAAGCTGGAGAACAGTTTATCAAACTAGAAGTAGCACCGGGTACAGGAACTGCATTCAGTGATTTAGGATTGAAACCTTGGGTATATGCTCAAACAATTGTGCCACCATTTACGCAAGAATATGCACATTTTGGCACAAGTATAAACATAAGCGATGATGCACTTACATTAAGTGTTGGAGCTCCAGACGCAACTGCATTCTTATCTACTACTTTTGATAGTTCAACAACAGATTTTGATTCTGGATCAACAAATTATGTAGACCCAATGCCTGAATCAGGCGTTGCATACACATACGATTATCTAAGCTCTGCATCTCCAAGTGCAACCAACCCAGGCAAATTTGTTTATGGACAACAAATTTATGATATGAGCATTACCAGCCTTGACAAGTTTGGAAGTAGTGTAAGTTACGTAGATGGAATCTTACTTGTTGGTGCACCAAATGATGATCTTGGAGATAGCTCTGGCAACTTTGGTCGTGTAACACAGTTTACAAATGCAGATAACGAACCAAGTTGGAAAGCAAGATATACCGAAACACCAGTTGTAAATTCAGCATTGCTGAACAGTGTATTCATATACAATAAAGTTTCTAATAGTATTACAAGATACTTGGATTTCATTGATCCACTGCAAGGTAGAATACTAGGTGCCGCAAGAGCAAACATAGACTACACAGGCGGAATCGATCCTGCGTTGTACAACACAGGCACAGTAAACAACTTTGGAAGCATGTGGAGAGAAGAACACCTTGGCGAAATTTGGTGGGATCTATCAACTGTGAGATTCATAGATTATAATCAGGATGACATACAGTTTAGAGCAAGACGTTGGGGGCAGTTATTCGACGGTTCAAGTGTAGATATCTACCAATGGACTGAAAACACCGTACCGCCTGCAAACTATAGTGGACCTGGAACAGTCTATACCACAGATAGTTACACAACTATAACCTACCTCGACAGTGCTGGAACCTTTGTAACAAAATATTTTTATTGGGTTAAAGGATTAACTGCTATCAGTCCAAATAAAACGCTTAGTTCAAGTGGTATAGAACAGTACATTTCTAATCCACGTGCCAGTGGTATTAGTTATTCAGCCGCAATTGCAAAAAATGAAATTACACTGTTTAACTCAAGAAACCTAATAAGTGCTGATGACTCAATATTGCACGTAGAGTTTGATAAAATTGCCAACGATGATGCTGTTCACAGTGAATATGATATCATAACCGATGGAGACGAGAACAGTTTCTTAGGAACACAATTGTATAGGAAATTGCTTGATAGTTTCTGTGGAGCTGATACCGCAGGTAATGCAGTGCCAGATACAACACTAAGCATTGCAGACAGATATGGTGTGAGTTTTCGACCAAGACAGAGTATGTTTGTTGATAGATTTCTTGCACTCAAGAATTACATGACTAGAGCAAACTCTATTATGAAGTTATATACTATTTCAGAAAGCAAGAGTTTTAAATTACTAAACAGTGAAGAACCTGAGCCAACAACTGCAAGCGGTCAATGGGATAAACGTGTTTTAACCTATGCTGAGCTAACATACCAAGATCTATCACAGGTAGCAATTGGATATAGATACCTAGTAGCAAGCGACGTTAACAACGAAGGATTGTGGTCAATATACACTGTTCAATCAGACCGTACGCTTTTACTGACTCGTGTACAAAGTTACAAAACCGATCTTTATTGGAGTTATGTTGACTGGTTTGGATTAAATGCTGACGGTTCTTTTTATAGTAGTGCTAACCCTTCTTCTTATGAGGTTGCGGTTTACAGTAATTTACTAGCTCTCAATAATGTACAGAACGGCGAATGGGCAACTGTTACTGCAAACAGTAATGGAAAAACAGAAGTGTATCAATATAGCACAACATCAGGCGAATGGACAAGAGTTTATTTAGAAGATGGAACAATTGCAATAGATGCTACTATTTGGGATTACTCAATTGAAAATCCTATAGCTGGTGAAGAACCAATTACAGAAACAAGACAAATATTACAGGCTCTAAACACTGAAATATTTGTAAGCGATTTATTAGTTAGACGTAATGAATTGTTAATTTTGATGTTTGAATTCATCATGAGTGAACAGGCTGCACCAAACTGGTTGTTCAAAACCAGTTTAATTGATGTTAATCATAAGATACGTGATTTGATTGAATATCCAATATTTAGAAGAGATAACCAAGACTTTGTCGAGGATTACATCAAAGAAGTAAAACCATACCATGTACAAATTAGAGAATTCAATCTAAGATACGAAGGCGAAGATATCTACAACGGCAGTGTAACTGATTTTGATTTACCAGCCTATTACGATAGTGCTTTACAACAGTTTGTATCTCCAATATTAGATGATAGTGCAAATCCAGAATCCAAGAGTGCAGTACCAAGTACGTCTTCGTTATGGACTACATTTCCGTACAGTCAATGGTACCAAAATTATCTATTGGTGGTTTCGGGTGCTACAGTGGTCGATGGTGGGTCTGGATATACAGTTGCACCACAAGTAATTGTAACAGGAGACGCAACAACACAAGCAACAATGACTGCAACTGTTAATACTGCAGGCGTGGTAACTAAAATAAATGTTATTACTCCTGGTAGTGGATATACCACAACTCCAATTATTACTATCTCAGGCGGTAATGGTACTGGAGCAACAGCAATAGCAGTACTAGGAACACAACAAGTTCGTGATTTCACAACCACTATTGCATACAACAGAATTACATACTCAAGCACAGTAATAGATTGGACTGCAAATACCTCATACACTACTGGACAATTAGTACGCTATCCAGTTCCAACTGTAGGCGTAGTTAATGTTGCTGAACCTAAAGTTTACAGTGTAACTTCAGATTTCACTTCAACTGCTGAATTTGATCCAGACAATTACACTGTTGTTGATCCTGACTCACTAGATGCTGCTGACAGAACAATTGGATTGTATAATCCTGGTCCAAATGAACCAGGTCGCGAGTTAGCACAGGTCATGACTGGCATTGACTATCCTGGTGTACAAGTTGATGCTCCAGACTTTGATCAAAACACTGGTTTTGATATTGGAAACTATGATATTAATCCATTTGATAATATTAGTTTTGGGCCAGAGGGTGAACCAACATACGACGATTCAATCCTAGATGTAATATATGAAAGCAGTTTCAGCGACACATATCTTGGTACAAGAGCAACAGATATAAATGTCGAAGGAGGAGGATTTGTTGACACGTACAGTTCACATGCTCCTGAAGAACTTGTTCCTGGAAGCGAATTTGATACACTTGATCTAAAAGTTTTTACTAGACCCGGCAGTGATTGGAGCAACAACGGACACGGATTTGAAATTAAAAGCACAAGTAGTACTTTTGAATCAACCGGAGTAACAATTAGTTTTCTAAACCTTATTCAACATCCTGTAAGTCTAAATGTTATAAACATAACAACTAGACAGGTACTTCCACCATCTGTAACTAGCATTAATTGGGTTGCAAAAACTGTGAGTGTTAGTGCTAGTGCAAATGCCAGTGCTGGCGATATTATAAGAGTTGAAGTATATGGACTAGGCGGCGGTTCACAACTTTATAAAGAGAGTTTTGTTGGCAGTAGTATTACAAACCGTACTCAAACGATACCCGTAGCATTTTCAGAAATCGACGAAATGGTTATTTTCTTAGATGGCAGTGAAACAAATGATTATACTTTTGCCGCAAGTGGTAGTTTTGCAACAGAAATCACTTTTACAACACAACCTACTAGCACCCAATGGCTTACAATTGTTGCTCTTGGCGAAACCACTCCAATACAACGTAGTTGGAGCACCGAGGTAAATGATTATTTTAACTATGATGGGTCTACAACACAATACCCATTGACTGCAAGTCTACAAGGTACAAACATTGCAAACATGGTTGTTGATAGAGATGGTTTTAGATTACGTCCACCAGAAGGAATAGAATACACCGGCGACGGATCAAGCCTTGGTCCTTATTACCTAAGTACTACTGCAAAAACAAATCAAGCATTAATTAGTTCTGCTGATTTACTAGTTTACGTTGATAATGTCAAACAGAATGTTGCAGTAAACTGGACTCTAAGCCCATGGGACGGCAGTAGTGATAGATATATTGAATTTAATACACTGTCTTTACCAGCCTCTGGATCAAGGATTGAAATTTATACCACCACTGAAGCTGATTACACAATTGTCAACACCAGTGACATAAACCTACGAGTAAGTGCAGCTTTTAATGCACTTTTTGATGTTACTACATACAACGATACATCTCAACAGAATATTATGACCAAGGTGTTTGTTGGACCTACAACTGAAGGTGTAACCACTGGCATTGCATACGATGAAGATACATATGACGAAAGTACTTTTGACGAGACAATTGGATCTACAATTGAAACAAATAATTTTGCACTAGGAAGATTAGTAACTGAAACACAAAGAATTATTGTTACTCTAAATGGACAATATTTGCAACCTAACATTGATTTTACAATAACAAATGATAACCAACTTAGTACATTAGTTCTTAATCTAAGTATTTTGAATGCGTCAGATGTATTAGCAGTAACAATGTTCACAAATAGTGTTGTACCAAACAGTCTTAACTTCCGTATTTTCCAAGACATGCTTGGTAATCAAAAACTGCTTAGGTTTAACAAAACAAACACCACAGAATTAGCACAGGCAGTTGCAATCTCAGATGATATTATTTTTGTAAATGATGTTACCAAGTTAGGCGAGCCTAATCTTACACAAGGCATTTTTGGACAACTGATTGTAGGTGGCGAAAGAATAACTTATAGATCAAGAAATACAGGGAACAATAGTGTAAGCGGTTTAAGAAGAGGAACTGCGGGCACTGGAATATATCAACATGCAGTTGGTGCAACTGTAAGCGATGTTGGTGTTGGACAACAACTTCCTACTCGCTATCAAGAAAAAACCACAACAGATAAAACAAATGTAGGCGACGGATCAACCAAAGTTTTTGAAACTTCAATAGTTGTACCAGTAACACTTGACAGTACTGAATTAAGTGATGCAGTTACAGTCACAGTTGGAGGAACTGTATTGGTACCTGAAACAGACTATACGGTAACAGAAGTAAATGCAACTAGTACCGAAGTTACATTGGTAACTGCACCTGGAGATGGAGTAGAAGTGTATTTTAGTCAAGAAACTGCAAACGTAATGTATGCACAAGGTGTTGATACTGCAAGTAATGGCATTGCACTACAAGATCAAACTACACCAGCTGCTCTGTTTTTGAAAGACTAGGTAATTTATTAAGGTAAATACAGCATGGAACAAGAAAATGCAAATGAGGAATCAGTGACAGAATCAGTTGACGAAGTTCGTCCAAATGAAAATGGTCAAATTGCTATTAGTGGACACATAAAAATATTTGATCCTAACAGTGGTGAAGTCATTGTTGATAAACGCAATGCTATTCATTATGAAAATATAAGTGAAGCATTAGCAAACAGTCTTGCAAACAAAGCAGTTGGACAAATATATAGCATGGCATTTGGAAATGGAGGTAGTAGTGTTGATACCACTGGTGTAATTACCTATTTGCCACCAAATACAACCGGACAGAATGCCAATCTATACAATCCAACATATTCAAAAGTTGTAGACGATAACAGTGCAAGTAACACTGATACCACACGAAACAAACTAACAGTAACACATACAACTGGCAAGGTATACACAGATATATTGGTAAGTTGTTTATTAGATTATGGTGAGCCTTCAGGGCAACAGGCTTTTGATAATTCAACCGACTTTAATGGCGATTATGTTTTTGATGAATTAGGATTAAAAACATGGAACGGCAGTGCAACTGATCTAAGATTAATAACACACGTAATTTTTCATCCAGTGCAAAAAAGTTTAAACAGACAAATACAAATTGATTATACTGTGCGTATACAGACTTTAACCAATTTGAGTTCTACATAAATACAGGTATATTACTAAAATAATAAATACACTTGTAGTAAACGGAGTAAAACAAAATGGCATACACCATTAACCTAACAGATGGTACAATATTTGCAGTAGTTGCAGATGGTACTATCAATACAGATTCAAGTCAAACGCTTGTTGGAAAAAACTACGCTGGATATGGAGAGTTTTTAGATGAGAACTTTATTAGGCTTCTTGAAAATGCAGCCAACACCAGTGCACCAGGAGCACCATTAACAGGTCAGCTTTGGTATGACAAAACCAACAACATAATTAAAGTTTATAACGGTACAATATTTAAATCATTATCAGGTGCTATAGCATCCACAAGTCAACCAAGTTCAAATGTAGAAGGTGACTTATGGTTTGATTCAACAAACGACCAGTTAAAAGTTTACAATGGATCAAGTTTCATAACTGTTGGTCCTGCTAGTACAAGTGGACAAGGAACATCAGGCGCAATAGTTGCAACAATTTCAGATAATGTTGCCACAGACCATGTTGTTGTGCAGATGTATGTGAACAATGTAATAGTTTCAATTTTCTCAAAAGACGCTACGTTTACTCCGGCAGTAGCTATTTCAGGATTTGCAACTATAGGTCCAGGTTTAAACATGAGCACCGCAGTTTCAAATGCAGTGTTTAACGGAACTGCAACAAACGCAGATACACTAGATAGTTTAAACTCAACATCATTTATGAGATCAGATGCTGCTACAAGTAATGACACAAGCATAAGTGTTTTATCTGATACTGGTTTATACATTGGTGGAGATAGTGACGGTCATATAAGTGTAAGTGGAACAGATGTAAGAATTGACAACGACACCCAAGACGGTGATCTAATTTTCCGTGTTAATGATGGTGGTGTAGTTACCACTGCAATGACAATTGATGGTGCTACATCAGTTGTAAACATCAACACAAGTTTAAGTGCAACTGGAAATGTAAGTGCTGGTAACTTAACTACTGCTGGACAGGTTGCAGCTGGTGACATTACGGCTACAACTACAATCACTGCCACAGGCAACGTTGCTGGTGGTAACTTAACCACTGGTGGTGCAGTTTCAGCAACTGGAAATGTAACTGCCGCAAATATGTCAGTAGGCGTTGGTGATGTAGCTGTTGGTAGTATTACAAACAACAATGCAGATGGAGTAGGAAACATTGGAAGCTCAAGTGTTGCATTCAATACAGTTCATGCTCTTGCAACATCAGCACAATATGCTGATATGGCAGAACGTTTTCATGCAGATGCTGAATACTCAGCAGGAACAGTTGTTGAACTTGGCGGTGTAAATGAAGTCACATTATGCGACACAGAATTAAGTGATAAGGTATTTGGAGTAGTATCAGAACAACCTGCGTACTTAATGAATGGTGGTGCAGGCACAGATGCTACACACCCACCAATTGCAATGAGCGGAAGAGTACCTGTAAATGTCATGGGATTTGTTACAAAAGGTGACAGATTAGTTAGTGCAGGTAACGGATTGGCAAGATCTGCAACACTAGAAGAATCAACTGCGTTTAATGTAATTGGACGTGCATTAGACAATAAGACAACAGAACAAATTGGGAAAATTGAAGCAATTGTGAAAATTGTGTAAATATAAATATAATAAAGGGATAACAAATGACTTATAGCTCAGGAAATACCATCTTAGATGATGACTACAACGGTTTCAAAGATGATATAAATGCAATATGGAGTACTGGGTCAGGAGATTCTGGTTACGGTCAAACTGCAATAAGTGCAGTAAGTGCTGGTTCAACCATTACTGCAACACAATGGGGCAGTTTGCTAACACCAATGACAAGTGCTGGTGCACATCAAAACACTGGTTTGTCACCCATAGGAAATCCTAGTGTGGGCGATACAATT